GTTATGTATCTCAAATTGGTATAAACACCATTTATATGTCTTCGACATCATTTAATGTTGGGATTGCAACATCAGCATTTGAATTTGGTATTGATAAGTGTGGTATTGTTACAGGTATTGGTATTACTTATGGTGGAGGTGGGTATTTAGCGCCACCAACAGTATCTATTTCTAATACTGAAGGAGATAAGAATTATGTAGAAATTGCTGCAGGAATTCATACTGCAACTGGTATTTCTTCTATTACTACAGGAGGAGTAGTTTCTGACATATGGATAAGTGATGCTGGTCATGGATATATACTAACTCCAACTGTTACTCTCTCCGATCCTTCAATGGATTCTACTGGTAACTTTGCCTTTAATGAGATAGTTGAGGGTCAAACAAGTGGAACAACTGCAAGAGTAAGGACTTGGAATTCTATAGAAAATACCTTAGAAGTTGGTACTGTTGCTGGAACATTTGCTCCTGGAGAATATATACTTGGTAAGTCTTCTGGTGCTTCTCATAAATTAAGAATTCTTGATACAGATCCTCTTGATGATGGATTTGCTGATAATAAGACTATAGAGACGGTAGCAGATACTATTTTGGATTTCTCAGAAGGTAATCCATTTGGTAATCCATAAATATAATATAAGAGGAATCTAAGAAATGTTTGACTATTTTTATAACGAAATATTGAGAAGGACCATTATATCCTTTGGTACTCTTTTTAATAATATTAATATTAAGCACACCGACAGTAGTGATAATACTGTGAGTGTTACTAAGGTTCCTTTGGCATATGGACCTACTCAAAAGTTTTTGGCAAGGTTGGAGCAATCACCAGATTTAAATAAATCTACTTCGATTACTCTTCCAAGAATGTCATTTGAGTTTACAGGAATGACATATGACCCATCTAGAAAAGTAAGTACAACTCAGCAATTTGTAGTACAAGATCCAAATTCTAGTTCTCCTTCAGAAAAAAAGGCATATATGCCGGTTCCTTATAATATGCAATTTGAACTTGCTATTATGGCAAAATTAAATGATGATGCTCTACAAATCGTCGAACAAATTTTACCATACTTTCAACCATCTTTTAATGTAACTGTTAATTTGGTTGATACTATTAAAGAGAAAAGAGATGTCCCAATCATCCTTGAAAATATAACAATGCAGGATGATTATGAAGGAAATTTTGATTCAAGAAGAGTTCTTTATTATACTCTAAGATTTACTGCAAAAACTTATCTGTTTGGTCCTGTTTCCAGTGCTACTACAGACATCATCAAGAAGTCCAGTGTCTCTTACATATCTGGTGATAGTAGATCTACTACTAGAGATATTACATATTCAGTTGAGCCAAGAGCACTCAAAGATTATAATGATAGTATAGTCACTCAGTTGTCCGAAGATCTTATTACTGAAGATGGTAAACGTGTTCCAACAGTATTTGCAGTTGATGACGCTACTAATATTGAAGTTAGTGGATTGAATAATGTCTATATTGATATTGATGGTGAAGAAATGCGGGTTAAATCTAAGACTGGTAATAAAGTCACAGTTGATAGAGGACAAGATGGAACTACAATTGCAGATCACTTAAAAGGTGCAGCAATTAAGAGCATTAATACTTTAGATAATGCTATGGTTGAAGAGGGAGATGATTTTGGATTTAGTGGAACTATTTTATGAAAATGACAAAAAATTTAGATGATACCTTTAACATTTCTCCTACTGAAATTACAGTAGATGAAAGTGATGTTGTTGTAGGTCTAGAGAGGGAAAAACCTGCTAGACTTACTCAAGATGATATTACCAAAGATTATGAATACACAAGGGGTAATTTATATTCTATAATCGAAAAAGGTCAGGAAGCAATTAATGGAATTCTTGAATTGGCACAGGAAAGTGAAATGCCCAGAGCATATGAGGTTGCTGGTCAGCTAATTAAGAGTGTTTCTGATGCAACTGATAAGTTAATGGATCTTCAGAAGAAACTGAAAGATGTTAATGAAGAGCAGCAATCAAAAGGACCAAATACTGTTAATAATGCACTCTTTGTTGGGTCAACTGCAGAATTGCAAAAACTATTAAAAAGCGGACTAAAGGATACTTCTAAATAATAGAGTGGAGAGAAATCCAAAAGTATCAGAGTTACTAATAGTATGTCGGAAAATTTACCATCCATAGATGATTTTGCTGAAGATTTAAGTGAATTACCATCATCTGAAGAGTTTATAAAGGAAGACTTACCTTCTATTGAAGAATTTTTCGATGAAGAAAAAATTGTAGAAGAGATAGTAGAAGAAGTTAGAGAAGAATTACCTTTAGTTGCTGAATTGATGGAAGTTGAAGAAGATCTTCCATCAATTTCAGATTTTATAGAAGAGATTGAAGAAGAGATTGAAGAAGAAGTTGAAGAAGTTGAAGAAGAGATTGAAGAAGAAAAAGTTAATTTAGAAGAAATATTAGGATTAATTGAAGAAGTAAGAAAGGATATTCCCGATATTCCTGAAATAAGGTATTATGATGAAGAACTTGAAAAAATTGTATCTTATATTGAAGAAGTAAGAGAAGAAATTCCTGAAATTCCCAAAGTAAAGTATTATGATGAGGATATTGAATCTTTAAAAGGTAATATTGAAGAAGTTAATGAATCTTTAAATGATAATATTGAGCAAATTAATGAATCTTTAAATGATAATATTGAAGTTGTTAGAAATGAAGTAGATTCTAATATCAATATTGTTAAAGAGGATATTTCAACAAATATTGAAAATAATTTAATAAAGATAGATGATAGATTAAACAACATTAAGGTAAATTTTGATTTAAATATTGATCAATTTTCAGAAAAACTTAATATAAGTGATTTTGAAACAAAAGTTGATATTAAAAATTTAAACTTAAATATAGAAGAAACTAAGAGTAAAATATCCGAAGAGTTAAAAGAAACTTCTGAAAAAATTTGGTCTCATCATAATGAATTTAAAGATGATGATAGGAAGTTAAAAAAACAAATTCTTGGGCAATATAATACTTTAAAAGAAAATATTGAAAAACAAATAGAAGATTTTAATGAGAAAAATATTAAATCTCAAAATATTATTACAGGTTCTTTAAAAGATTATTTTGATACTTTAAAAGAAGATATTAAAAATTTACCAGAGGTAAAATATTATGATGAAGAAATTGATGAAATAAAATCTGATATCAATTCTCTTCAATTATTAAAGAGAAATGTTAAGGAATTAAAAGAAACGCAAAAAGAGTTTCAAGATACACAGAAAGAATTTCAAGAAAAACTTGAAGAGGGTCTTTTAAATATTCCTCCTCAAGAAAATAATTCTGATCCTCTTACACCTTTAGATCATAATTTCGTAACACTTGATCAATTACAAGAACATTATAGATTATTTGTTAATAGGGTTCAGCAACAATTAGCATCATTGGGTGGTGGAGGAGAAGTATGGTTAAAATATCTTAATGATGTTGGAATTTCTACTCAATCTATTGCTGATGGATGGGTTTTAACATGGAATGAATCTCAATCAAAATGGTTGGGTGCTGCTAGTGCTGGTGGAGGTGGTGGTGTTGGTTCTGGTGGCACATGGGCCAACTATGATAGCAATACTGGTGTTACAACTACAAAGAAAGTAAAAATTCAAAATCATTTAGAAGTTATTGGTGTTATAACTGCTAGTTCTTTTAAAGGTCCTTCTGGAGGAGCAGCTGCTACCTTTATTGGAGATGGTTCGGGATTAACTGGTATTACTGCATCAGGAAGTGGAATAATTATTAGAGATGATGGAACTTTAGTTGGAACTGCTGGAACAATTAATTTTGGCGATAATCTAAATGTAACTCCGGTTAGTGCTGGTATTGTTACTATTAGTTCTTCTAGTAGTGGTGGTGGTTTATGGGAAAAAACTGATGCTGGTATTAATACTGTTTCTAATGTAGGTATAGGAACAACGAATCCTAGATTTTTATTAGAGGTAGGTTCTGTAGGTGCATCTGGAACTAGTTTATTTGTAAATGGTGATGCAAGGGTTACAGGTATTCTTTCAGTTGGTGAAGGAACCATTACTCTTGATCCTATTGGTAGAACAATTAGTGGATTGGATGAATTAAAAATTGGTTCTGGTGCGAACTTAATTACTCTTAAGAGAGGATCATCTGGACGGATAGAATTTCTTGATGCTGATGGAAAAGAAAATTCGGTTGGAATTGGAACTACACTTTCTATTAATACTACAGGTATTATAACCGCACAAGCATTTCATGGAAATGGTGCTAATTTAACTCAAATTCCTACTACATCTTTAACAGGTACTATTACCAATTCTCAATTAGCAGGATCTATTGCTAACGATAAATTATCAAACTCATCAGTTTCTTATGGTGGAGTTAGTTTGTCATTAGGTGGTTCAGATGCAACTCCAGCATTTGATCTTACTGATGCAACAAGTTATCCTTATACATCTCTTACAGGCATTTCAACACATATTGTAGGGGATACAACACCTCAATTAGGTGGAAATTTAGATCTTAATTCTAAAAATATCACTGGAACTGGTAGTTGGCAGGGAACTGCAATTGCTGATGCTTATATTGCCTCAGCGGCTACATGGAATGCAAAACAAAGTGCATTAACTTTCGGTATTGCTAACACCAACTCTTTAAAGGTTGATGATGCTGATGCTGCTGATAATGACTATGCTAAGTTTACTTCAACTGGTATAGAAGGAAGAAGTTATGCAGAATTGAAATCAGATATAAGTTTGGATAATGTAGAAAATACAGCAGTTAGTACTTGGGCAGGAACTTCTAATATAACAACACTTGGTACTATTGCTACTGGAACCTGGAATGGAACTGCAATTGCTGATGGTTATATTACATCAGCTTCTACATGGAATGCAAAACAAAGTGCATTAACCTTTGGTATTTCCAATACTAATGCGGTTAAGATTGATAGTTCTGACGTAGCAGATGATGAATATGCTAGATTTACTGCTAGTGGTCTTGAGGGAAGAAGTTATGCAGAATTGAAGTCTGATTTAAGTTTAAACAATGTAGAAAACACTGCATTAAGTACTTGGGCTGGAACCAGTAACATAACAACACTTGGTACTATTGCTACTGGTACTTGGCAGGGAACAGCGATTGCTGATGGATATCTTGCTTCTACTTTCTTAAAAAATGTTGTAGAAGATACTACTCCTCAACTTGGTGGCAATTTAGTTCTTAATAGTAATGATATTACGGGAACAGGCGATATTAATATCACAGGAAATATTGATTGCACTGGTAATATAAGTGTTGGTGGAACCTTAACCTATGATGATGTAACGAATATAGATTCAGTTGGACTGATTACAGCAAGAAGTGGTATTAATGTAACTGGTGGTGATATAAAAGTTGGCACTGCTGTAACTATTAGTAATGGGGGTAATGTTACTTTAGGAACTATTACATCTGGAACATGGAATGGTACAGCAGTTGCAGATGCTTATGTGGCATCATCTGCTACATGGAATGCAAAACAAAGTGCATTAACCTTTGGTATTTCCAATACTAATGCTTTAAAGGTTGATGATGCCGATGCTGCTGATAATGACTATGCTAAGTTCACTGCAACTGGTATAGAAGGAAGAAGTGCTGCTGAAGTAAAAACCGATTTAAGTTTAAACAATGTAGAAAATACAGCAGTTAGTACTTGGGTTGGAACATCTAATATAACCACATTAGGAACCATTGCTACTGGAACCTGGAATGGTACAGCGATTGCTGATGGTTATATTGCATCATCTGGAACTTGGGATGGTAAGCAAGATGCATTAACTTTCGGTATTGCCAATACTAATGCGGTTAAGATTGATGATGCTGA